TCGTCATTGAACTCTATACGAGCTTTCGCTGCTCCCAGTCCTATCCAGTCCTCGTCCTCCACGAGTAGACCGGAGATATTCTTCAGGCCAAAGGCATCCTCAGACTCATCCCACCAAAACGTGGGAGAACCAGTTACGTCGAGCTCGATAATCGCGGGAAAATCAACGTCTGCACCATCTGCCGAGCAAACGATATGCTGCTCGGATACATCGGCTTGGTTAATGTGCAGTGCTTCCAGTGCACCCGATGGATCAGTTTGATGTACAAAGCATATTCCCTGTGCTCCAGAGTGTGCGCCTATTTCAATGCGACCCGCAATATACGAATAGTCGATGTCTAGGCATACCCACATATTTCCATCAGTATCACCCAGGTACATATATGCATCACCATCCGCATCTGTACCCAGATAATACATGAGTTGCGAGCCATACCCATTTTCCCATGCAGCGATGAAGTGTTGGGAGGTAGTGCCTCCGCCATACAAATTCAATAGATATGTCAGCGGGGGAGTAGGAGTATCACCAATGGCCAGAACCGCATCGTCCACAACCACAATATCTGTGACCTCGTCCATGAGACTAATGCGACCAGCAGCGGCTCCGAGGCCGATCCAGCCATCATCACTCATTGTGATGTTGCCGGATGCGTGGTTGCCCAATGTCGCGCCACCCTCGGCGTCCGAGGAGTGGTCGTGTACTGCATCACTCCACACAGAATCCCAATCCAACTGGCCACCCTCTCCTGCTGCACTATGGTCATGCACCATGTCAGCACCGCTTGCAGCAGCGATGTCGTCCCAATCAAATGCACTCCACACAGGATCAGTGCCTGCCCCATTGATTTTCAATAGCTCGTGTGCACTACCTACAACCAGTTCGTCCCAAGCCGGATCAGAATTGCCCACAATCAATGAACCTTGTGATGGATCATCTGTGACCGTATCATCGTGCACTGTCGAATCCAACAATGAGTGCGCAGCAGGCGTTACGCTGCCACCTACGGGCTGATTGAACAGACGAACATCATACAGATTATCCCATTCAATCGCAGTCGTGCCGCCAGTTAAATAAACGGCCACGACGGGCACGCTCCCACTCGGCGCTGATGGTATTTGATCTGCCAGGGCAGCGCCAGGTACAAGCGAGCTTCCGGCGGTGTATTGGATCGCGTTGGTCGCGCCATCAATACTGATCAGCACGTAGAGCGCATCGCTCATTGAGGCAGGGACATAGCCACTCAAGTCGGCCACACCACCGGAAAAATAATTCCAGCCATCGTCCCAAGCATACCAATCCCCCGCGACGTTGATGCTGAGCGAGCTCGGGCTGGTCGGGTAGGCCAGAAGGGGAAGCACCTGTTGTTTTTGCACCCACACTACGTCCGAGCCGTCATCGGCATTTCCAAGCTCGTGGGACTTGTGATGCGCCACGACCTGCGGGATGGGGGAGTGTCCCGAATCTGCGCCGGCATACACCTCGCGGATACTGAGCACCTGGAATAGCGTTGGTTGCTCAGACGAATAACCTATGATGATGGGTAGGTTTTCTCGGTTTGGCACACGGTTGTTGTACGCCTGACCGACCAACTCCTCACTCCCAACACGCACGTAAACGTATCCCGGGCGCTCGGAGACCTCGACGTTGCCCATCCCGTCTCCAAGCAACGCAGGACTACCCGGTCTGCGCGGCTCGTATTGATCGAGTATGGACTGGAACTGTCTGCGCAATGCTTGTTCGTTCATTCGTTCACTCCCACGCGCGGCAGCGGGATCAGCCCTGTCATCCCATTGCTAGTCCCCGATGGATCCAGGTTGCCATTGTAGCGGAGCGTCGGGAAAGTGTCATACCAGTCGCCGTTGACCAAAAACCAGGTCGTCCCGCCGTTGTCAGACCAAAACAAACGTCGAGAATCTACCGTGTCGTGAGATACCAGCCGTCCCGCCCACAGTAGCACGTCAGCATCCGGTTCCCACACGTAGCACGAAAAAGATGATGGACCGGGACTGACCCCGCCGCGATAGTCAAACAAGTCGTAGGCATTGCCGATCTCGCTCCAGGAGGACCCGCCGGTCGCAGAGCGGAGCAGCACCTCGTCGCCGTCGGAATCGCGCTCGGCAACCACGATGACGTCCGAAGTATCCTCAAAATGGCCCGTCGGTTTGATGTCCGAGCCGAGCGAGGAGTAACCAGACGGGTCAATACTGCTAAAATCTACACCGCCATTGGTTGACACTGCGAAATTATGCGTGATCTCGGGATCGGACGGGGAAATCGCAACGTGAATGTACACAGTCGTGCCGAGCACCCGCATCCCGTGGAAATCGTTAGCCTCGCCCGTGATCCCATCTGCTCGCGTCCCGCCCGTGATTTCCCCATCCACCCACACGTCGGTGTACCCCTTGTTGGCGGGGCCATAGCCCGGTACCCGCCTCACAGCGTAAATCACGCCGGCAGCGACGGCGACACTGTTGTACTCAGCGTGCATCGCCAACTCGTTCACTTGCGTCACAGGCGCCCATTGTGCCGATGGTTCAAATAACACCGCCTCCCAGGTTGCCCCCAGGTCCGCAGTGGCGCAGGCCGCATGCACCCAGTACGAGGTGTGGCTGTAATCCTGGTAGTTGTATGGAATATCGCAATGCACGATGCAGTATCCCGCCATCGGATTGACTGCAATAGCCTGAAACGTGCCAGCGAAATCATCACCGCTGCCGAGCAAGTCGCGCATGTCGTCCAGAGACAGCCGCTCGCTCCAACTCGGCGAGAACGCATTGCTGGCAAAATACACGGCCTGATTTGTGAGCAGCCAGGCCCCAACCGTCGCGGCGACAGTCTGGACGTAGACCACATCAATGATGTACTCTGTCTCGCCGAGTGAGGGTGTGCGATCCGTCCACTGAGGCATTCCGATGTGATAGGCATCACCGGATGATAGCCCCACGTCGCCTGCCAGCGTTAGCTGCGTTGCGCTCACCACCGTTACCACCGTCGTCCAGGAGTGGTCGTCGAGATTCTCGACGATATCGCCGGCCTCGACCTCTAGAGCCTCAAAATCCACAGCGGTGTCGTAGAGCGTTGTTCCGCTCGTACCAGCCGTACACGTGCTTTCGACGTGATGACGTAACAGGTCGTCAGTAACCGCTATCTGCTGGCCCGTAAATGCCAAACACGCCTTCACATCGCCTTCCCAGGGCTCCGGCGTGGGGGGAGGGATTGGGCCGGGCGGTAACTCAGGGGCAGGCGCATCGGGGGGGGAGAGGGGAGGGTCGCCTGTGACGGCTAACTCTGGCGTCGTGTATCCCTCGACCGTCATATCGGTCAAGAGCATCCCCGTCTCGGCGTCGTGACGAAACGATACCCGGCGAGGGATGACGTAAAAATCCGTGAGCACGATGCCCCGCTCTGTATCAGTCCCGGCAACGCTGAGTTGTAGATACTGCAGCGGACAGATATCCACAGCGCGATGATTGCCCGCCAACGACAGATCGAGCGCGGGATACTCATTATTCGCCTTGCCCGCAACGAGGCCAGCCAGGACATTGGTCGTGCTCTGTGTGTCCAGCGCCAAGCGCTCTCGCCGCTCAATGCTGCTGCCGTATCTCTTGAACACGTGGCCCGGCGACAGCGCGAAATAGGCCGTCGCCCCGCCCCCCGCGTATGCCACACCGGATAAATCTACCAGTGCGGCCTCGCCCGACGTGCGGCGTTCGAGGTTGATCTGGCTATGCCAATCTCCAGCGAGCAGCGTCTGCACCACCGGAATTGATGCGCGATCCGCCTCCGGCGTTAGGTTACTGTCGATCTCGACGAACAGCCGCCCGTACCGGTCGCAGGCCGGATGAGCCAGGATCGTGCGTTCACTCTCCTGTGTGATCTGCTGCCAAAGATTGCCGGCCGGCGCATCGAAAACCTTGATTTGCCGATCGTCACCGGTCAGTGCCACATCGGTACATAGCGTCGCCGTCGTGCGCCAGTGGAGAAAATGCCACAGTCCTTTGTCAACCGTCAAGTCCTCGAACTCGACCCAGTCCGTCGGCGTGCCGTCGTAATCCTCTACGCCAGACGGAAAGCTGGTCATCTTGTCCATCCAGAACTGCGGGCCTTGCACATCGAATGACACCGTTCCCTGTTCAGGAAACCATTCGATAGATTCACCGTCAATCCATCCGACGGCGACGACGTTCTCTCGATCCGCCACCGGGCCGATGCTTATTTCTGTATCGCCGTACCAATCGCGGGCGAACAGGATGATTTGGGCGCGGTCTCGAATTTCAGAGCGGCGGGCCTCATCCGACATCGTTACCCGGAAACGCCAGCCGCCGCCTTGCCAGTCACCCGCGCAATCATCTATCCTAAACACTGTCGCGGGCTGGTTGTTTGTGTCATAGACAAACACGTACCGGTAGCCTGTAAAACTCGCTCCGTTCGTCGCCGTCACCGTGCACGCCACTCGGTATGTCCCCGCCGCGTCATACGTGATCGTTGGCGTCGCCGTCGCCATATCAGCCGTACCAGATGCTCCCGGGGCCGCCCAAGAGTAGGCCGAGATAGTCGAGCCAACGACCCACGAATCGCCCGCGTCAAACTCAACATCCACTGTCGCGCCGGTCAGCCACTTCACCGCCGGCGGGCCGAGCACCGGCACGGGATCACAATTAGCGTGCTGGTCGCTGTATGCCACGTCGTAATCCACGTACACCACGCCCGCGCCGGTGATTCTCAAGTGGCGCGGCCACAGCGCGAACTCGTCTACTACCGTCAGGTAGTCGTTGTCTGTCCAATCAATCTCCGAGGTCTCGCCAATCTCCATCGTCCCCGCAACGCCCGCGATTGTCCCGCGCAGACGTACAATCCCTACATCGTGAGCTCCCGCCTCCGAGCCGACGTACACTGTTTGTCCAGCCAGGCAATCTGCAAAGTCAGCCGATCCGCCGTCGAACGTTATTTCGGCCACCCTGTCAGTCGAGGAGGGCGCTCCATTCAACCGCGCAGTGAACACCGTTGCAGGCGTATGGACAGCCAGAAACAACCGGCAGCGTTGGCCATTGCTGCGGAGGTGGGCTAGTTCTGGGCCAGTTAAGGCGCGGGCCATTGTTTTACACAGCCTCCAAGTTTGTGAACCTAATCACAAAATCCATCCGGCGTGAAAAAGATTTTTCCTCGTCAATTGGCCAAATCATCACGGCGGTGAACACGTCGTACACGTCCTCTGTCTCGTTGGTGCGGGTCTTGATATAGATACTTGCGCTTGCCCCCGCGCAGAATGTCTTGAGCTGATCACGTTGGGGGCGGGTGAGATACGTCCATCTCCATTCAGCAATCGTCCAGCCAGCGCCGCGCACCGTACCATCACCTAGGGTGAGGTGCCTGCTATACTCCTGATAATCCGACTTGGGTTCTGGAACGGGCACGGTTAGGTCAGCCAGGTTTTCCATTCCGACCTCGGTCGTGCCAATCTCATAATCGTGAGCCATGCTCTCTATTCTCCCTGCCCAAGCTGCGCAGACCTAGCCCGATAGCTGCCAATGATACCCATCCCAACTGCCAGCCCCAGTCGCCGACCCAGTTTGCCAGCAGCGGCAGCCACGATGTCACAGCAGCCGCAACAGCCCATCCGGCCGGCAACCGCGCAATGACTGGCATCAGTGGCAATAAATTGTATGGAATCAGCACGGGCGTTATACACGCTCCGGCCAGCATCCACCAGTCTGGGTCATTTGACGATGGTGTCCCGGTCAGCACAAAAGCACACAATAAGGCGATCCCTCCCCACCCCGCGATGTCCTGCGGCCAATCGCCGGGGTCTCTCGCGTAGGTCAGTATATCCACCGGCCACGGTCCCCAAACCAGAAACGTCAGCAGCACGAACAAAAGCGCCAGTGGCAGGAGTCGCGGTCTGGCAAATAACACCCACCCCGCCACCTGTGGCTTTAGCAGCGCCAGGGGTAGCAGCCAGGGAAGCGCTAGTGTTCCCAGCAAGACCAGCCCATCCAATTGCCCCAAGAAGATAGTCCAAAACAGCGGCAGGTTGAGAAAGGCCAGCGCCGAGTGTAAAGGGGAACGTGCTCGGAGCAATGCTGCTATGCCAAAGCTCGCCAATGTAATTCCCACTACCAGCGGGTAAGTCAAGACACTGACCACCAACCCCGTCCAGGGCGGATAATGTGCCGGTATATTCCCCTGCCCGAAGAAAACGCGCCAGTCAAAAGCGTCGCCTGGCAGAAGCCCGGCCAGCGCCGCGCCGATAACGACCAGCCCGCACCAAATGACCATCTTGTGCTTGGCTGTCAACATCATCCCATTACCTCTTGGAAAGCCGCCGTTGCCTCGGCCCGCGCCGTGTTGCGATACCATTGCCGCATCTCGGCGCTCATATCTCCGTGAAAAGTAAAGTTTTGGTAGATTGCCAGTTGGCCGCCGCCGCGCTGCACTCCCAGTACGTTTTGTTGAGTAAGCCGCCCGCCTACCATCCGCTCTGCGGCGCGAGTGGTAGCAGCGTCCAACACAAACTCATAGCCCTGCTCGCCAGTGCGAATGATACCGCTGGCATAGCCGCCACTAGCGTAGCCTGAGATAGGCCCCGGCCTGCCCCCACCTAACCCCCCCGCTAACGCCTGCCGTTGTTGTTCTAGCCAAGCAAGCATTTGCCCGGTCGTGACCGCGCTCGCCGTGATGACATTCATACCAGCGACCAGCGTTGCGTCAATAGTGCCGATGCGTTCCAGCGCGGCGCGTTCCAGGTTGTCCAGTTCCGCCTCTGTCGTGGTCCTCAGCAGTTCAAGTTCCTCATCACGCCGCACGTTCACCAGCGCAAATTCTTCATTTAGTCTCGACTGTTGCTCGGCAAAGTCTTGCTCGCGCCGCGCTCGCTGGATTTGGAAGTGTGCTTCCATTTGTGCCATTTCGAGCGCAAAGGCCGCGTTGCGCCGCGACATAGCAACAGCGTGATCTTCTTCAGCTCGTTGGCGAGCCACCTCATATTTTCTCCGCTCGCGACGCAAACCCAGAGCGTCACGTGTCTCGATCATTGTATCTTGCCGCGCTTGACTGTCTTCTTGTAGTCGGCGCATCTTGCGCTGGTGATCTTCCTCGGCGCGAGCCATTTCCTCACTTGCTGCCTGTGCACGCTCCATTCGGTTGCGATAGTAATCCTGTTCGTAGCGCGCCTCTTGTTGCGAATAATCAATCTCGGCTTGTAGTATCCGCTCCTCTATAGCGGCCCGCTCATCCGCCGCTGCCTGAATAATCTCATTGCGGCGCAGTTCCGTTTCCTCCTCGATAGCAATACGTTCAGCCTGATAGTCTTCAAATACTGCCAATGCCTCGGTGTAGTCAGGGCCGACGGGGGCGGTGACAACGGAGGGCTCCTCACCGCCAACGGCTGCTTCCGCGCCAGGCGGAAAGAGCGCCGCCGTCAGGCTTTCCATAAATTGTCTCTGGCTCTCTACCCCACCGCCCACAAATGAGGCTAGTTTCTCATCAATGAAAGCTCGCAAGCTCTCAGAAGAAGCGGACAGGTTGTCACCCGCCTCTTGCAATTCCTGGATGTGCAGCTTTTCACCCAAGTAGCTGGCGAATTGCCCCAGCGCGTCGGTGGCATAAGTGATGGCTTTTGCAAATTCTGCCGCTCCCTTCGCTACGACAGAAACCCAGATGACAGCCATTTTCGTCAACATATCCGAGACGACGAGAACGGCTTTTTTGATAGTTTCAATTGCATCTTTGATTCCATATTGCTGTAACTGTTCGTTGCCGGTCGCGCGACCGGCTGCTTGCACCGCCTCAATTCCTATTGCGCCTCCAGTGGCGACAGCCGCGCCATATACTCCAGCCTTGCCTAGAGACCCCGCAATTGAAAGCGATTTGATGGTGCGCAAGGACTCGATGACCTTGCCGAGGAAAACCAGCAGCGGGGCTCCGACGGCCACGACAGTGATTAGGCCAGCACCAAATGACAGAATTTCCGGATTGGTCTCGCGTAGATTTTGTAGCAGATTGGTAAAACGGCGTACCAGTGGGGCAAGGGTTTCGAGCAGGGGGGTAAACCCCTCAGCCAGTGCCATCTTTATTTCATTTCTAAGTGACACCCACTCATTTGCCATAGCGCGGGCAGCATCCTCATTTGCACCCATTTGCCCCAGAATAAAATCAAGCTGCTCGCCCACATCCTCAAATTGCGCTTGCGCCTCAGCAATCAGGTTCGGGTCTATATTGAAGAGCCTTTGGAGAGAGATGGTTTGCCCAGCCAGATATTCTTGAATGGCCCGCACAGCGTCAGTTGTGCCTTTTAGGGGGTTAGTGGAGGCAAGTAGCGCGGCCCGCGTCACCCACTGATCGAGTGATTCAGCGCCATCCTCCAAGACAGGAATCAAGCTGCGGCCCAACTGCCACACTTCGTTGACTTCAATTCCGAAATCATTGGCTTGGTCAGTGAGAGAGCGCATTACACGGTCAGCCTCTTGCTCGTCCTTGAGGAGTGCGCGAAACTGGACGCGGTAGTTCCGCACATCACGAGCAGCATTCAATCCGAAAGCCGTCACCAGGCCAGCGCCCGCGCCAATCGCCATCAACTCCCGATTCATAGCCTTGATGTCGCTGCCTAGACGGTTGACGCTGGTTTGCAACGACTTGAATGATTCGCCCATATCGCGCCCGACCCGCTTGATTGTTACAGCTGCGCGTTCGGCCAGCGAGGTATCTATAGAAATACTGCCGTGAGCGTGGCCTAGACCTCCCATCATCCCCGGCAGTGCTAGTTGTGTTGGCATATTATTCTACTTTGTGGTATTTGACCGACTTGCTCCTGGCGGCCATTGTTTTCAGCGCGTCGGCTGCGCTCTCCGGTTGGGGTAGGCGAAAGTCAGCGTCGAGGAGTTGGGTTAGGGTATAGCGCGGCATCATCTTGCCGCCTATCTCACTGGTCTCCTGTAGCGCGTTCTCGATAGTCGTACCGACCAGACAGACAGCCGAGTCAAATTGGTATGCCGCCCAGCGATCATCAACCCCAACGATGTCACTTGGTCTCTGATGCGTCGCCCCCGCCAGCACGTGGAGATTCCACATTTCGCGCTTGTTGCTCACAAAACTTACGGAGGACTTGCGTTGGCTGGATGGCCAACTGGAAAACGAAAGCCTTGTCGTCGAAAGTCACATCTGACAGGGATATTTCGCCCTCGCTCAAGTCCTCACCATCTCCAATGCGCGGCTCTATGAAAGATGCTCTGCAAACATAGCCGAATAGTTCCGCCATTCCCGCTGCCAGCTCGCCGATCTTGCCGATCTCCTCGATATCGGTCTCTGCCCATAGGGACTTGGCGGCAAGAGGAGAAAGCAGGTCGGGCAGGCTGCCATCCTGAATCATCACGTCCAGTGCCACCGGTCGAATACGAGCGATGTTGCCGGATGGGAGATCCACAACGAATCCTTTCTCCCTCGGCTCTCGCCAATCTGCGGCGCTAGTAACGCTCTTTTTCTTTGTCATTGACTTTAGCTGATATTCGTCGGCGGTATTGCAATTGCGGTGTCAGTGCTGTGCTCAATCAGATTGATAACACCGTAAGTGGCATCGTCAACCGCCTGCGCCGCGACTTCTGGGATAATGTATTGCCCGTACTCGGCCTGGGCCAAAGTGACGTTTTCCATTATCTTGACCTTTGGCAAGAATACGTGAAGATCACCAGAACCGACCGTCGCCGACATTTTGCCACAAATGCCAAAATACGGCATATCGTCGCCGCCGGACAGCTTTAGGTGGTCTTGTACCGCGCCGCTGGCAGTAGACGCAATCCCCAGGATCACTTCCAGAGCCGCCATACTGACACTGCCGAACCGCAAGCGCACCGCGCCACCGATGATCTGGGCGTGGCTGTCCGTGATCTTGTCGTCGCCTTCCAGCTGCGCCGAGACGGTCTGCATTTCCGTACCCATCAGCTGCACGCTAGGAATGTCCACCGCCGAGCCGTAGTCGTCGGTTGCGTTGTAGACCGCAACCTTGACATCTTCCAAGCCAAATTGTGGTGCTCCAAAACTATCGAAAGCCATCGTCTTACCTCCTAACTCTTAAATGTGTGAACTGCAAATTCCGAACGTTCAACGTTTGCGTCCAGATTTGTGTCGCGCTGGTTACGCACGTCGCCAGCCCAAAGTACCTTGAAAGTGCCTGTCAACTGTGTCGCGTGAAGCAACGTGTACACGCGGTCGCGCATCGCCTCGATATTGGTGTAGCCGGTATCCTCGTAAAACCAAACTTCCAGCGCCTCGCGGACGCTCAAGTATTGCGTGCCCTCATCGGTCAGTGCCCCGTCTGGCACGCCGCCACGCGATTTGAGCAGGATGCACGGTTCGAGAATCTCATTGTCATCAAAGGCCGTAGGCGTCCCCGTCCTGCTGATTCCGTCCGGGCCGGTCTCGGCGTAATCGTAAATGCCACCGGTTGCCAGGGCAAGCAGCGTGGCGTCGGCCTCCAATATCGCCTTAGCATCCGAAACTATGCTCAAGATAGCATCCTTTGCACGTCTGACCAGATGACGGGCGCAAAGTGGTCGAGCGCCGGGTCTATGATAGCGTACCGGCCAGCGTTGTTCAATTCCAAAAATATCCCATAGTACACTCCGTGGCTGAGCATAATCGTGACCATCTTGTTCGCCACGTCCGTGACCTCAGTCCACAGTGTTTGTCTCGCATTGCCCGTCCGATCAGTCCAGGGCGCGTTGTCCTTCATCCAGTTGGCAATCTCTGGCGCGCGGCGATCAGCAATAGCCCGGATACCCCGGTGAATTGCCGAAATATAAGCGTCGGCCAATTCGGGAAACGTTTTTTCTGGTGATACCTTCCATTGAAAACCTGATTGCATCTTACGCTCTCATTGTCGCAAACGCCTGGACGCTATTCAGTAGTCCCGGTAGCACGGCCACGATCTTATACCCCACTCCGCCTAGTGCAAACCTATCCCCGCGTTGAATGTCGGTGTCCGCGACAGTGGGATGTCCCTTGTAACCAAGTACTAGCGTGTCGGCCAGTGCTGTCTCGCCTGCCTCGGTCTGGTACGATCGCGGTCGGTTGCTCAAGTCCTCAATGCGTACCGATTGCGCTGCCAGTTCCACGCCCGCTCGTACTAGAACGATGTCAACTGCCTTATCCGCCAGGATACGGGCGGTGTCAACGCTGGCGTGAATATCATCGAGCCAAGAGCCAAGCGGGAATTCATTGCCCGCCCAGGCGTCAATATCAGGCATCGGGCGCGTCCTTGTCGCGCGGCGGGATACTGTTGAGGCCGACCATCCGCACCTGTACCCGCGCCTCAGCTTTCCAGAACTCCATCGAGGCGGCGATATTGTCTCTCATTTGCTTACGCTCGACCCGCGTCATTCCCTCAGTGTAATTGTGGAATTTGTTTGCTTGGGCCAGCAGTTGACGGTAGCCAAAGTACACGGCCAGATTATAATCGTCGCCGGCGCGTGTATAGAGCCGGTCAAGCTCATCATTGGTGAACACGCTTTCGTCTGAGCCTATGCCCAGGTCGCCTTGCAGGTCTGTTCGCTGCGTTGCCGTCAGTGCCATTGGCCGTACTCCTCAATCAGCGCCTTGAGAGCCTGCGCTGAGTGTTCCCAGGTCTGATTTTCTCTGAGCCAGCGGGCCGCGCCTCGACCAAACCCTGCCGCCTCGTTGCGATTCTCGTAGCACCAACGCATTTTGGCAGCCAGCGCACTCACATCTACCTTCTGCCAATATCCATTGCAGTGGGGGAAATTGGTCGGTATCCGGTCTCTGTGTGTTTCCTCCACTACCAGCGCCCAGGAATCGGTATGCCCGTCGTCAAGCCCGCTGTGTTTGGTAACAATGACCGGAAGGCCCATCATCGCTGCCTCCCGTTGTGGCATCCCCCATCCCTCGGAGCGTGATGGGATTGCAAAGCAGTCCGCTAGTGCATATGCGTCAGACATAGACGCCACATCTTCACGCCAGAACGAAACGCGCGGATCGGTGAGGCCGCCCGCAATGCGATCAAGCAAGTTGTTTGGATTTGCCGGATCGTTGCGGGTTTTGATGACTAACCGCACGTCTGGCGTGTCGCTGGGCGTGCCAAACGTCTTGTAAAAAGCCGCCCACACCTCTACCCAACCCTTGCGCGCCCCCCGATCCGCCAGGGCCAGGAATGTGTAGTTCCCCGAGCCGTCATACCGACGGCGCATCACGGGAAACTCTGCCGCATCCGTCCCGCCGGGTATCACGTTGACGGGTACTTCCGTACCGCTTTTGACAAAAGCCTCGGCGTTATGTTCACACGGAACGATGACCCGCTGTGCTCTGGCATTGATGGTACCTGACCAGTTTTCCGGCAGCCGCGTCCCCTCTGTCATCGTGAGATTCCACTGACGACCAGGCAGCGGCCACAGCATATAAGGCGGCATACAGGCGACAGTCAGCTTTGAGTAGTCTATACCTGCCAGTCGTTGAATCCAACCCGACAGCCGCACCTGGTCAGTCAAGAGCGGTGTGACTTCTACTCCGATCCGGTTAAGCGATCTGACCAGGTAGCGGCTATAACGGCCATAGCCGTCATATATATCGTAGTTGAAAGCCAACCAGTTGACGCTCAACAAGTTGGTGCTCCTTCTCAGTCTAGCTGATTGTAGGATTCGTCCAAGTGCCGGAACTGTCGAGGAACGCAGCCGCGCCGTTTGTACGGTCTAGGCCGACGCCGACCCCGAATTCCATCTCGACATCGAGCTGCTTGACGGGATAGTCATCGTCTGGTGTGGTCTCCGGCACAACGTAAGCGCCGAAGCCGGTGTCTGGATGTACGCGAACGGCCAGTGGATTTTGAGCCGCCAGGCTACCATAGCTCTTGCACATCCCGGCGTAGGTCGTTGGGACGCGGGCGGTGAATCGCACCTCCACCAATCCATACTTGCCCTGGTAGTATCCGAGCAGCCCAAACTGGCGCTGTCCTGGGGTGTAGTAGCGGTTTCCGCTGGTTTCGCCCCCTCGGTCAACAAAGTTGACCACCGGATCAACAACCTCGACAAACCGTGTCAGTGCCATATAGCTCGCCACGTCAGAGCGAGAGACGAGAGCATTGAATGGCGGATTGTGGCCGTGCTCCTGGAGCGTCTCGGCCAGTTGATCCAATACGCCATCGTAGCCATAGGTGTCGCTGTCTACGCCCAGGTAGTGGTCGTGTGAGGTCGTGAAGGCCTCACCGTCGTAAGCGGGCGGCGCATAGTCCACTGTACCCCCGGTTCCACGCACAAACGGTACATCGTAGCCCGCCGAGCCGATGGAGTTCTCGGTGTTGGTGAACCAACGTGTGAGCAGCCGTTTCTCGAATCGCCAGCGGCCGCGCCTGACCAGCGTGGCGATAGCCGCGTTGATCTTAGCGCTGCGCGAGTCACGGAAGTATCTTTTTGTGCCGCCGACGCCCTGACCGTACACTTTCAAGTCGATCATATGACCGATGGTTGTACCCTGCAATGCCTCCGGTTTGTCGACGTCGGTGATGTCCGGCATTTCCGTCACACTGCCGCCCTGCTCGTACTCCATCGCCAGTTCCTCGGTAATCGAGAACAGCCAACCCCAGTCAGTGACCATTTCCTGGTTAAAGTCGCCCAGGGCGAGGGCTAGTTGGTTCGCCAGTTCGCCATAAGTGATTCCATCCCGTGTTGCCCACTGCGCCAGGCGCGTAGCATCCCAACCTGTCGGGAGCGCCATATTTAGCAGTGTTTGAGGTCCTAATACTTCAGCCATTTTTCATACCTCCTTAACTAGCCGGGTCATTCTGTTCAGGATTCACGAACAGCACGCCTGCGGCTTCGGCATAGCCGATGATGCGGCTGTACGTACCCGCTGCGTCAGCAATGCGCCCCACGTCGTCAGACACGTAGTGATTTGCGCCAGGCGTCATCCCGGAGAAACCGGAGACCGGCCCGAACACACACACACTGACGCGGTTACCAGCAGTGACGGACGTCTCGCCATCAAAGCTCTCCACAGCCACGCCGATAGCACGCGCGGTGGCCGCGTCGACATCGCCATCGGCATGCTCCACATCGCCGTCGGTGGCAATGTAAACCAAGTAGCCGATAGTCACAGTGCCGCCAGCATCATACGATCTCACTACCGCGCCATTGGCCTGCAATGCGCGGATATTTGCGGAAGTCAAACTGATGTTAGCCATTGTTTCCTACCTCCTAAATCCCCACCCGTTGGCGTGCCCGGCGGCGCGCCTCGGGGGTATCCTCTAGCTTGCTGGTGCGCGGTTTGCTGCCCACGATTGCACGCGGCCCACTCAGCGCGGCCTTGACGGTCTCGGCCAGAAGTTGCACGCCGTCACTCTTCCAGGCCGTCTCGACCATTTCCTTGACCTTGCTCGCGTCGCAGTCGTCATCCTTCATTTCAGACAAGACGCGCATCTTGATTGCGTTGCAAACCAGCGCAACCTTTTTCTCTGCCTCGTCGCCTTCGACCTTCCAGTCCACCGTCTCGGCGATTTGCCTATCCAGCGCATCCTCAAATTGCGCTGCATTTTGCGCGGCCAGCTTGTCCTGAAGCTCCTCGACCAGCTTCTTTTCTGTGTCGCGTTCGGCGGTCAGTTCGGCGATCTGTTTCTCGAGGTCGGCAGTTGCTTTGTACTCGGCCACAATCTGTTCACGGACTGCGGTTGGTACATCATCAGCGGTCAGTTGTGCCAGTATCTCTTCCAATGTCATTTCGTTTACCTCCTCTAATTGGCTGTCCATCTGTGCGGTAATATTGAATTCACCGCCCAGTTTAAGTGCCGCCCTGTCAGCTGGCGCAAGGTCGAGCGATTCCAGCTGAAAGCCCTCAGCTTTCCAGCTTCCATCTTCTTGATCCTTGCGCTGTGCGTATGGACCATAGATGCTGGTGGCAAGTTGCCCCCCACGCGCCTTCAGGCGGCGGATATATTCGCGGGCCTCGCCCGGCGGGATGTATGCCTTGCCCCACAGAGTCTCACCCTGCCTCGATACACCGATCCAGTCGGCGGCTTCGATGGGAAAGGCAGTGTCACGTTCCTCGCCCGCCAAGTGTCCCATCAGCCCACCACGCCCGACTATCTGCTCCTGGATTGCCTGGATGAGCGCCTCATCATAATGCAATCCGTTGGCGCTGGTTGCTCCAACCTTAGCCACGGGCAAGGTGACGTAGAATGGATCATCGTCGCCTTTCGTGAGGACATCTAGTTGAACACTCTCAGCGGGTGCGATCTGGGGAAAGCTCCCTCGAAACTCTGCAACGGTATAATCGCGCATCGTAAGCATTGCATCCTCCTAACAAAAAACCCCGCCGCCGCCGGTCTCACCGGTCGGGGCAGGGCGTTTTAACGCTCTCGGTTATTGCTTGTATAGAGATTTTACCGCAAACTACGTTTCTTGACAAGGGTCGGCATCGGTGCTCTTTGTCTCTTCATATTGCGTCAGGTCAAAGATGGTCGTTTTGCGTCGGTGAACGTATTCTATGAGGTGGCGGCGCGGGTCGTACTTACACGCCAGCTTACCCTCTGCTGTGCGCAATTCTACCCAGCGCGGACGGCTACCATCACGCACCGGCCCACTCCCTCACACATTCTATCACCCGCGCTTGTTGCAGGTCTGTCATATCGGGAAAGATGGGCAAGCTCACCAGGCGCAACCATTCCCGCTCTGTCACTGGCACATCACCTGAGAACATCGGATAATGTGTCAGCGGCTTGTAATGCACACCCGCGCTGATGTCGTTAGTCAGGAGATGATCAATCAGGCTATCTCGTTTCTCCGCATCCACGCGGCTGGGGAACAAGTGCCAGGTATGGGAAGGGGTATCCAATGGCAGTTCTACGAGGCCGGTCAATCCCTCACAGTATCGCCCCGCGATCTCCCGCCGTCGTTGGTTCATTGCGTCCAGGCGGCCAAGTTGCACCAGCCCGATAGCGGCCTGGATGTCATTCCAGTGATATTTGTAGCCCACCTCAGCGATGTCATAGTCCCACCCATATCGCTTTTCCGACCGTTCCCAGGTCGAGCGGTCAATCCCACACCAGCGTAAGGCGCGCAAGCGCTCGGCCTGTTCGTCGCTGTTAGTGAGGATTGCGCCGCCATCGCCCGTCGCCAGGTTTTTGACGGGATGGAATGAGAAGCATGCCAAGTCGCCATAACCTCGCCCGCCACAGGAGTGGGCGGCGTCTTGAACGACAGGTATTGGCCCGCGCAATGGGCGTAAATCATCGGGCCACGCCGGGTGACCGGCATAGTCCATAGAGACGATTGCCTTTGTCTTTTCCGTCACGAGTGACATTGCATTATCCCAGTCGAGACACAGCGTGTCGGGGTTCACGTCTGCCATCACCGGCGTAGCACCCACGTAAAGCGGTGCCAGGCCCGTACTGACGAACGTCAGCGCAGGCAGGATCACCTCGTCACCCGGCCCCACGCCAGACACTATCATAGACAGGTGTAGCGCAGCGGTGGCGCTGTTAGTAGTGACACAATGAGCGTAGCCGTAGCGGGCGGATAGTTCCCGCTCAAATTGCTCTGCCACGCTCCCCTGTCCCCACCAGCGGGATCGGAGGACTTGTGTCACAGCTTTAATTTCTGCCTCCGTGATAGATGGTTGCAAAAGTGGCGTTATGCTCATCTCGTCGCCTCCAATTCTGCGGCTCTCCGCAAAACCTCGTCCCGATTGCGCATCTTCAGAACCCGCGTGGGCGTGCCTACGTTGACCGTCCAGGGGGCGAGGTCTCTTATAACCAGACTACCCGCGCCGGTCACGGCCCCCTCGCCAATAGTCACGTCTGGCAGCACGACGGTGTTTGCCCCCATCTCGGCAAACTCTCCTAACACGATGCGTCCGATGGCCGGCGTGCGGAACTCCACCGGAACGGTGGGATTCATCAGCCCGCCGTCGGTATAATCGTCGGTCTCCGAGAACAGCCGGCAGCCGGGTGACAGACCGGAAAAGTCCCCCATCGTAATCCCGCCGCTGCCGAGGATACTGGTAAAACAGGAAATATGGACATAGTTGCCGATGATAGTCAATTCATCGCCGCGCCCGCCGGACACGAGCACAAAATCATCAATGATGACGTGATTGCCAATCGCAATGTTCTCCGGCCTGGCGAATCGCGTCCATTCACGAATTGTTACGTCCTCGCCAATTCTGGCGAAGCCCTTTTGGTGGCTGCTATTTGCCAAATCAGCATCATATTCGAGCCACGCATCAGTGTCAAATGCCATAATATCCTCCATTCACTCGCTTGTTTTCACGAGCGCAATAGCCTCCTCGACCACAGACACGCCCACA